ATTTCCTCGGTAACCTCACCATGTCGGCAACTGCTGCAATGCGCTCCCTAATAGATGCAGGACAGTTTGCTAATTTACCGGGCGGATTTAAGGCCAAAGGAGTGCGGATGGTTGGTGACAACGATCCTATCGCCCCCGGCGAGTTCAAGGAAGTTGAAGCAACTGGTATTGATTTATCAAGGGCAATAATTCCCCTGCCCTATAAAGAGCCTTCCCAAACGCTCTTAGCAATGCTTCAGTTCGTGGCTAATGCTGGTCAGAAGTTTGCGGACAGCACTGAGCAAGTTATCTCTGATGCTGCTTCCTATGGACCCGTGGGTACTACAATGGCATTGCTTGAAGCTTCAAGTAAGTTCTTCTCTGCAATCCACAAGAGATTACATAAATCACAGAAGGATGAATTTAGAATCCTTGCACAGATAGATTATGATTATCTACCTGATAAGTATCCATACCAAGTACCATTTGAAGATCGTGATATCTTCAAGTCTGACTTTGATGGACGTGTAGATATTATTCCTGTCTCTGATCCTAACATTCCATCCAATGCACATCGTATGATGTTGGCTAATATGGCTCTGCAAATGGCACAGCAATCCCCACCGGGAATGTTTAACATTGAGGAACTAAATAGAACTATTCTCAATGCTGCTAACATGCCTAACCTAGAGCAGATACTTCCACCAAAGATTGAGCCTCAACCTCTTGATCCTGTCTCGGATATCATGGCTGTTACAAAGGGTCTGCCTATTGCAGCATTCCCATCTCAGAACCATGATGCACATATACAGGTTAAGATGGCTTATCTTCAAGACCCTCAGAATGGGGCTAATCCTATTATGGCTAGGATTAAACCTGTACTTGAGTCTAATATTCAAGAACATTCTGTACTGAAGTATCAAGAACAGATGAGTGGTGTTACAGAACAGATGATGCAACAAGCACCACCTGAACAAATGAATCAACCACAGATTATTGAAATGGCTATGGCAGAAGCAGCAAAACAAGTAATGAATGCCAATCAAGCTATGGGTCAAGCACAATCACCAGAACAACAACTGGTTGCTCTTGAACAAGAGAAGGTTAAACTACAGCAGCAGAAGCTACAATCAGATACAGCACTTAATGCCGCTGAACTTGAGATTAAAACAAAAGAACTTGAACTTAAAGAGAATGAACAGATACTTGGTATGCTTGAATCTGGTGCTACTGATAACTTTAAACGTGAGAAAGCTGAAGCAGACAGAGAAGCAAAGAAAGAATTATCAGCAATGAATAATCTTACTAAGGTTAAAGTCGAAGAAATGAAAGATGATAAAGATATAAAAAATACTAAGGTTAATGTACTATCACGTTTAGCAGTTGAAGAAATGAAAGAAGGAGAAGACTAATGATGACAAAAGGTAAAGGGTATTCGGAGCATGTAAAGAATACTGCAAAAGGTTTTGGTGACGCACCCAAGGCTGAAGTATATGGTGGTCGTGGTTCACGAAGTGTTCTCAATGAATGGGATAAATCTTCTTATGAATTTCCAACCCCAAAGAAAAGCACTCGAAAGGCTTCACTGTAACCCAGATGGAAATTTGGGATGAAGTTGTTCAAGAGTTTAATGAAGAAATTGAGAGATTAAAAGTATCACTAAGTAATGGTGTTGCTGAAGATTTTGCCCACTACAGACAACTTGTAGGTTCTGTACAAGGTCTGGAGTGGGCAAGAACAAACCTAACAGAAATTATTAAAAAAAGGATGTATAAAGAGGATTAAATGAGACAGGTACAAATGGGTAATGCAATGAAGAATGACGAATGGATTGATATTGAAGATGAAGTAAGTGACCCAGCTGATCTTCCAGAACTACCGGGCTTCCATGTTTTAGTAAGGCCCTTGACAGTAAAGAGTAAAACAAAGGGTGGTATCTTTATTCCTGATTCCACCAAAGATGATATGAGTTATCTTACGACTGTAGGTAAGGTAATCGCATTAGGAGACTTGGCTTACAAAGATGTAGATAAGTTTCCCAATGGAGACTGGTGTAAGGTAGGAGACTACGTATGCTACGGTAAACATGCAGGAACAAAGCTATACTATCAGAATGTTAGACTATTACTATTGTTTGATGATCAGGTAATTATGCGAGTCAGTGATCCAAAGAATCTTGATCCTACATTTAATTTAGGAAAAGGCTCTAACTGATTTGTGATAAGCCAATAAGTATGGTATAATAGTATAACAATAAATTATTACGTAAGGCGTTTGTCTCGTAAGCAACGGAGAATATAATGGCAGAAGAGAATGATTGGAGTACTGTAGAAGTATCCCAAGGTGAAGTAGAGTATGAAATTGAAGAGCCTGAAGTTAAACAGGAAGCTCAAGAAGAGATTAAAGAAGATGCAGTAGAAGTTGAAGAGCCTAAAGAACTTGAAGGAATTGAAACGGCTGGTGCAGAAAAAAGAATTAGGCAACTTGTTAAACAAAGAAAAGAACGAGAAGAACAAGTAGCATCTTTACAAATACAAAATGAAGAATTAAATAAAAAGTTATTGGGTAAAGAGAATGAAGTACAGAGTATGGGTAAGCGTACTCTTGCTATGTCAGAGAAACAGCTAACAGATAAGATAGCATTAGCAAGAGAAGTCTACCTAGAAGCATTTGATGAAGGAGAAAAAGAAAAACTTCTTAATGCTCAAGAAATGTTAAACGAAGCACAGGGTGATTTAAAAGCAGTCAATAGTGCTAAAGCACGTTATGCACAACAAGAACAACAAGTTGTGGAACAGCCAGTGGCACAACAGCAGCAGGTTCCACAGGCAGTGTCTGATCCTAAAGCAGAACAGTGGGCATCAGATAATGATTGGTTTGGTAAAGACAATGTAATGACTGCGGCTGCACTTGCTATTGATGCGGAGTTAAAGAATGAAGGATATGATCCAAGTGATAATGATTTTTATCAAGAGATTGATAACCGAATTAAAACGTCTTTTCCACATAAGTTTGAAGAAGACAAAGAACGTGTTCAGGAAACTACGTCAAGTCCTGCTCAAGTGGTGTCGGGGAGTTCTCGCTCTTCTCCGAGTTCTAGGAAAAAGATTAAGCTTTCGCAAGAAGACTTAAGACTTGCCCAAAAATGGAATATACCTCTTGAAACGTATGCCGCCCAAAAGCTTAAAGTACATCAAGCTGACGGCGATTATACAGATATAAAATAGTAGCGTGGAGAATAAAATGGATACAACACGAAATGAAACACGTAGTGACGCCCTACGAGAACAGAATCTACGAGAAGATCAGTGGACCTATGAGGAACCCGATGCCCTCACTATCCCAGAGGTAGTAAAAGCACGTTATGACAATGAGGGTATGGCCCTTCGTTGGCTGCGTATATCGTTAAAAGGTCAAGACGACATCACTAATGTTGGTAAGAAACAACAGGCAGGATGGATTTTCGTAACTCCTGATGAAGTTCCCGAAATGGCTGTTACATCCTTCGTAAGGGATGAAGGCCGTTACCTTGGTACAGTCTGTCGTGGAGACTTAGCATTGGCTAAAATGCCAGCAGGTAAGGTAAATGCCCGGAGAAAGCATTATGAAAACAAAGCAAATGATATGATGGATGCAGTAAACGCCCAGCTTATGAAAAACTCTGATTCTCGTATGCCTATCTCTAACACAAGTAAATCGGTAACAACACGAGGAAGGCGACCTTCTTTTCAGAACTAGCTTTCTTCATAACAAGGAGATGAAACAATGTCTACTACTAAAGCATTTCGTGGTTTCATTCCTGCTCGTAAAAAGAGTGGTGGCTACAATAACGAAGCCGTGACTGACATGATTACGTTGACTTCAACGGGTCAGGCCCAGTCGCCCACTAATAACATTTTCACAGGCGATCCGGTAGTTCTTCCGGGTGCAAACTTTGCAACGATTTCGCCTTACATTGCAGCAACTCTTAAACCTTCTGGGGTTTTCATGGGTTGCCAATATGTAGAAAATGGAGAGCAGAAGTTTTCCCGCCATTGGAACGGGGGCTTGAGTGCCACGGATATTAAATTCTTTGTAATCACTGATCCAGATCAGACGTATTACATCCAAGCCTCTCTCTCGCTTTCAGCGGGTGAGTTGGCAATTGTCAAAAACTATAATGTAACAGTTAGTTCCACTGCAAGTTCAGGAAGTACAGTCACAGGTCAGTCTAGTTACTACCTTGACGGTGCGTCAGGCACTGAAGCAGCGGCAGCGGTTCGTGTAATTGGTAAAGCTAAATACCCAGACGAGAAAGATTCGGATGCGTATCCAATCGTTGAAGTATGGCTCAACCATCATCGTGATCGTTTCGTAACTGCTACGGCATCAACAGCTTGATAGGAAGGAATTATTATGGCTATTAATAGAGCTAGTATTAGCAAAGAACTCCTTCCCGGTCTAAACGCTGTTTTTGGAATGGAGTATGGAGAGGTAAATAACGAACATGAACCTCTTTTCGAAGTAGAAAACTCAGATCGTGCCTTTGAAGAAGAAGTACTCTTCACTGGTTTCGGTACTGCACCCACTAAGGGTGAAGGAGCTTCTGTTTCTTATGATGACGCACAGGAAAGCTATTCAGCCCGTTATACGGCTGAGACGATAGCTCTTGCCTTTGCTGTCACCGAAGAAGCTATGGAAGATAACCTGTATGATACGTTTGCCAAACTTCGTGCGAAAGGTCTTGCACGGGCGATGGCGAACACCAAGCAGGTTAAAGCTGCAAACATCTACAACAATGGTTTCTCTGATACCATTGGTGATGGTGCTGCATTCTTCTCTGCTTCTCATCCAACCATTTCTGATGGTCTCCAGTCAAACCTTCTTGGTGCGGCTGATCTGTCAGAAGCAACCCTTGAGACTGCACTGACCACTGCTCAGAAAACCAAAGATGATCGTGGTATTCTGATTGGTGCTTCTGTAGTTTCTTTGCACATCCCCGTTGATTACTGGGCCGTTGCTGATAAGATTCTCAGCAGCCCCGGCAACACCGGAACGAGTGCAGCCAGTGCCAACCCCAATACGAATGCTATCAACGCTATTCGTAACATGGGTATGGTCCCTGAAGGCTACTACATTAACCGTCGCTTCACTGATACTGATGCGTGGTTTGTTAAGACTGATGTGCCGAATGGAACGAAGATGTTCGTCCGTTCTCCGCTTCAGACTAAAATGGAGCCTGACTTTGATACCGGCAATCTGCGATTCAAAGCCCGTGAGCGTTATAGCTTCGGTGTCTCTGATTGGCGTGGATGGTACGGTTCTGCTGGCTGATAAGATAGTTGAGAGGGGTAGTGTACAGGGTGAAAGCCCCCAAGCTACTCCTCTCATACTTATAAGGGAGTTATTATGACAACAAATATTAAAGTAGCACAAAATGTAAGTACCGATGGTGCTATTATCACAGGGTTTCGTTACGTAGATACCGGCCTAACACTTGGAGATGAAGGCACAGGTAGTACTCCTACGCCCTCACACACTCGTGTCATGGCTATGCACGTATACTCCACAATTGTTGGAGACATTATTATTAAAGGTACTAAACAGATTACGAATAAGACAGCAGCAGGTACAGCTATTCGATGGCGTGTTGGTGCTACTGATTCACAAGATACTTATGTAGGAGATATGGGTGTAGGCGTATTTGGAATTGTAAGCCTTGCAACTTCAGGTGCCGCTGCTATGCTCCCAACCATTACATTATATGTAGGCTAACAATGTCTACATACTCTGATTTAAAAGCAGCCTTAATCTCTACTACTGAGAACGACGGTACTGAATTTACTAATGAGATACCTAATTTCATTAGCAGAGCAGAGCTACGCCTGACTAAAGATATTGATGACTCAGGTTTAGATGAGTATACTGCTTTCTCATTCACGGCTAGTAATGCAGTTGTATCTCTTGGAGATAGAGTACGAATAGTTCGTAATGTAAATTTCACAACAAGTGCTGGAAGTAAAGTTAATTTACTTCAGAGGACAATTGAATACTGCAATGACTAC